GATGATTTTGTCACAATTGATATAAATCCTGACTGGGGACCAACAACATCAATTACACCACTGAGAGAATTAATATGATGAGTGATAACTTATATATTTATGGAGATGCAGTTAAAGCTGCTTCTGATGGTAAGATCAAAGGCTATGCTATTAGATTTGGCGCGCCTGGTGATGCTGACTTAGAGGGTGATTATTTTTCTGCTACAGAAACAGATTTTGGCAGACCAATGAAGAAGGGTGATAAATTTAAATTAAATTTATATTATCATCACGGAGCAGATGCCACATTAAAGAGTTATCCAATAGGTTATGGCGAAGTGACCATGGATGATGTTGGAATGTGGTATGAAGCTCAAATTGATTTGAGTAACGAGTACGGAAAAATGATTGACAAGCTTGCTAAGGAAGGTAAGCTTGGTTTCTCCACTGGGGCCACGTGCCATCTCGTTGCCAGAGAACGTAAAGGTAATAATTATTTAATAAAGACCTGGTGCATTGGAGAGGTGAGTTTACTGTAACCCCAGCAGAGTCAAGAAAAAAAGTTTATAAATTAATTGATATAAAAGCTAAAGTTGGTGACATCAAAGTTGGTGATTATGTTAGCTGGGTGTCCTCTGGAGGAGAATCTAGGGGCAGATTAGAAAATATATCTACTTCAGGTACATTAAGCTCTGAACCTATTGGTCCTGAGATGACAGGCTCAGAAGATAATCCAGCTTATAAGATTAGAATTTATCAAGAGATGGACGGAAGCTTTGAGCCATCTGACGTAAGAGTTGTCCATAGAGCTGATGCGCTTACTAAGATTGATAAACCTAAATTTTACTGGGAAAATAAAAATATGAATGGCTACGAAATGGAAGATAGTTCTGAAGAAGTTGAAGATATGGTTGAGGGCCTAGTAGAGCTTGGAGTAAGTCCTCAAGACATGGCTATGACAATTTTTGAAGAAGCGAATGCCGATCTTGCTAGCGAAGCTGTGCATAAATTATTTTATATGATGTGTGAGGGCCTTGATGCAGTTTTAGAAGGCGGCTATAACATTGAATATGTTAATGTTTTAATCGATGAATTTGCAACGAGAGCTAAAGATGTTGTTAATAAACTGTATGATAATCCAGATGCCGAAATGGCTTATATGAAATTATTAACTAAAGGCCCTACCACTAATAGAGAACTTGAGAAGTGCTTACGGGATGTATTGCATTTTTCTAACAGTCAGTCAAAAGCTTTGGCTGGCAAAATGGCGGACTTCTTCAGGGATCAAGAAGCTGCCGCAAAACAAACTGAAGATCATGTAGCTGATGAATCTGAAGTAAAAAATTTATTAATTAAAAAAATGATGCTAGATCTTATGAGGGATTAAAAATGACAATTGAAGAAATTGAAGTCCAGATCAAAGACAATGCTACCAAAGCCAAAGCAATTTTGACCGATGAAAACGGTGCAGTTGCTGATGCTCAAGCATTGCTTACAAAAAATGACGAACTTAAGGCAAAAATTGATGCACTTAAGTCAATCGATGCACAACTCTTGCCAGTCAAGAGTGTAGAAAATACTACAGAGGTCAAAATGACAAATAAAATTGAATTTAAGAGTTCAACTCCTCTCTCCAAACTTTCCTTTGAGGGAAGCAACGATGAGAAGGGTCTCAAGGCTTATACATTCGGACAAGTTGCACTTGCACTTACCGGAAACAAGAAAGCTCAAAACTGGCTTGGAGAAAGAGATCTCTGGGCAAAATCGGTCAATGAGACTACAGATTCAGCGGGTGGATATCTCGTACCAGAAATTCTTCTTAATGAATTAATTTATCTCCGTGCTCAATACGGTGTAGTTCGCCGCAACGCGGATGTGCGCCGAATGACCAGTGACACCCTCTGGATCCCAAAAATGTCGGGTTCAACCACAGTTTACTGGACAACTGAAGGCACTGCAATTACACCTAGCCAACCTGTATTCTCAAGAGTTCAACTTCTTGCGAAGAAAATGTCTATCCTTACTCCTGTAACTTCAGAAGTCAACGAAGATTCCGTTGTAGATCTTGGAAATGCACTTGCTCGTGATATGGCGCTTCGCTTTAGTCAAGAGGAAGATCGCGTATGTACAGTGGGCGTAGGAACGACTTCAGTTGATGGTTACATCGATGGATTTGTAACAGAAGTCCTCGGCGTTGCTTCTAACGCTGGTGTAATCACAGCTGCAGCTGGTTCAAGTGCAAACTGGACAGCAGTTACCCTTGCTAACCTTCGTTCTGTAGTTGCTGCACTTCCAAGAAAGTTCTTGATTCCTGGTGAAGTTAAGTGGTATATGTCAAGAGCAGCATTTGAGAATGTTGTCTGCAACAGACTTGACAATCTATCGGGCAACGCGGTTCTCGATATTCAAAATTTCAGAGATGGCCAACCAACATTATTCGGTTATGATATCGAATATATTGATGACCTTGCTTCCTCAGCAGCAGGCGCATCTGGTGCAGCTATTATGGCATTTGGTAACCTTCGCCAGTCTGCAACTCTTGGTGACAGACGTGATACTAGAATTCAAGTTTCTGATCAATTCTACTTCAACACTGATGAGCTCGCATTCAAGGGCACTCAGCGCATTGGCTTCGAATGCCATGAACCAGGTACTTCTTCTGAAGCTGGTGGTATTATCGTCCTCAAGCGCGCATAATAAAAATATTAATTTTATATTAATAGAAATAAACCAACCGAAAGGTTGGTTTATTTTTTGCTTACGATAAAATACAATAGACTATTAAGAGGTAATAATATGAGTCTAACACGATCTCAAGCCGTAAATCAGCTGGCTTTCATGTGTCAAATCAATGAATATCCAGAGCTTACAAACGACGAAATATCAATGCTTATCGACAATAATGTCAGATCAGCAGATTGGCAAGCAAACCATGCTTATGTATATGGTGATATCGTTGAACCTGTTATTAAAAATGGTAGATATTATCAGTGCGTTGTAGCTGGGACAAGCTCATCTGCATCAGTTTTTCCATTAGGATATGTTGAATATGCAACTGGAATTGGATATATTGATGGTGGTATTACATGGGCAGATGCAGGTCCAGCAAATGTTGAAAGATATGATTTGCGTTCCGCCGCAAGAGCTGGTTGGATTCTTAAAGCTGCTAAAGTATCGAACTTAATTAATTCTAAAGATGGTTCACAGGATATTCAATTGGAAGCATTGCAAAAACAATGTCTATTAATGGCAGAAAAATATAGACCACTGGTAATATATTAATTATGATACCAACATCACTTTTAAATAAATTAAGAACAGTTAGCGATAAATATCATCTTGCTAATACACTAGAAGTCTATCGTACAGACACTAATATTGATGGTAGCGGTGGAATTACTAATATTGATAGATTAGTCGCTGAAACACCAGGCAGAGTGATAGCTAAAGTCTTCTCCGAAGAACAAGAAGGCGGTGGATTAGCTGGCAATACTAAATGGTTAGTAGTTGTTCCATCTCAATTTGGAATAATGCCTGACGATAAAATAATTATTAGAGATGATGTTTTTAGTGATAGATATTTTTTAGTTATAGCTTCTGATGCTGGGCAAACTGAGGGTTTGTTTACGTCAATGGAAGCAATTGAGAGGTGGAACTAATGGCTATTCCACCTGGTCAAGAAACATTATTAGATATGCAGCAAGGTATTGCTGGTCTTCTTGGATCAATTATAATGGTATTAAGGGATCCACAAAAGAGATCAAGAGCTCAACAAATAGCTGCGATCATTGGTGGAACAGGCTCTGCAATTTATTTAACTCCATTAGTTGGAGATTTATTTAGAGTTGAAGATCCTAAATTTTTATTAGGATTTTCTTTTTTGTTCGGTTGTCTCGGACTTAGATCAATTGAGATTATTGCGGACAAATTCGAAAAATTATTAATTAAGAAAACTGAGGATATCGTATGACATCGGTTAAAATTAAATCAATTGAAAATATGCCAACGGGCGAAATCTTTTTTCAATTTGACGATGAAACAGGCCTTGTATTCGTTGATCAAGTAGACATGGAAAAAGATACTGCCACAGCTATGGATAATTTTGGAAATAATTTAAAATGGATCGCTGTCCAAGAATTTCTTAAGTCTGGCGATATTACATTTAAAATTAATTTTGATCCACAAAATATTAATGGTATTTATATTGAGCGAGTTGACGACTAATGGTACAAGGATTTTCGCTCGGAAAAATATCTGAGTTATTTGGTGGTGTTAGTCAGACAATTGAGACTCTTACACTATCAGCCACAGATGCAAATCTAGCTATAATTATGCAGATGCCAAAGGCATGTACTATTAATGCCATTGGTGTCAATGCAATATCTAAAGCTGGGGCAACACATAACCTTCAATTTAGAATATTTTCTACCACTGATGGGACTAGAGGCACATTAAGATGTACTGCTACAGTTAGTAGAGATGATTTAACTTATTCTGCATCTGGCCGTATGAATTTAGTAGGCTTAGGATCAACATCTTATACTTGTTCACAGGGCGAAACCCTCTATGTTGAATGTAGAATCCCATCAAGTTCTGGTGGATCTGTTACATTAGCATATCGAATGGCTGATTCATTTAATTCATTTGGTAATCGTTATCGCTTTCCATTTGGTAAATCTAATGGAGATGGAACTTATAGAGATGGTGTTTGGATGGCTGTTCAAGATACAAATAATAATATTTATGGATGGGCAGCAAATAGCATAACTCAGGAATTTTCTACTGGATTTGGTCAAACTGCATTTGGAAATTCTTTTGTAGTACCACAATTTGGTGGAACCATGACATTGTCTGGTGTTGAAGTACTAAGCGACGAAACAGATGATGGAGCTGCAAGACATCTAGAAGTTTGGCAATTATCAGGAACATCAGCTACAAAAATTAGTAGTGTAATTACAACAGAGGATAAATTTGCAGTTCATCCTAGTAATTTTAATAGAATATTTTATTTTACTTCGCCTGTAAATTTAACATATGGTACAACTTACGCAGTTACCACTAGATGCGATGGTGGACAAGCCATTAGAAAATTAAATTTTCAAACTGCTTCAGAAAAAAATTCATGGGTTCATATGTTTGAGGCTGGTGGTGTTCAAATTAGTCCAATCACTGGAACAGGAACTTCAACTGGAACAGTGCTCGATGAACAAAAATTATATTTTATTAATCCAATTTTTTCTACTGTCACAGCTGCAGTTTCAAGTTCAAGCTTTACTCCTGGATTCAACTCATTAGATAGGTAATATATAATGCAACAATTATTAGAATTACAATATGCTGGCAAAATAAATGGTATTAACTCTACATCGAGGGTAAATGACTATTTATATTTTGGTGGTGCAGGTCCTACCATTGCATATATTTTAATGGCTCCAGAAACTACAACCATAACTGAATTAGGTTGGCCATGGTTGCAACAGGAAGGCGCTCCAGGTGAATTCCGCTACGAGTTAAGAAATGTAACCTCTGGTGGATCCTACGGTACTACGATTTATGCAGCCACTGGTTATAAGGGGCCAGGAGATCTAACATTTAACACATCTACCACTGGTATATGCTCAGTATTTTCTCTTAATACTCCTTATGAAGTTCAAGCTGGTCAATATTACGCAATTTGCTGCACACAAACAGGTGGTACTTGGAATACATCTAATAGACTTTATCAAGTTAAATATTCTCAAAGTTTCCAGGCTTACGGACTTACTTCCCTGCCTTATATGCTAAATCATAATCAAGACTATTTTTTTGAAGGCATGGGAGTCATGGGCAATGGAACAAAATTTTATGGTAATCAATGTGAAGGAATATTATTTAATGATGTGACTGGTGGATCTAACTGGTATGGAAATAAAATAACTATTCCAACTAACTTTGGAGCATCAGTTAGATGTGTAGGATTCAAGACAAATATTGCTACTGATGCCACATTCAATGCCGCTATTTACAATACTAGTGGCACTCAGCTTGTCTCAAAATCATTTGAAATAAATTTACCTTCTGCTAGTGCAAATAATGGCCTACAGGTACATTATTTTGATTCTCATGTAGATTTAAATGCTGGCACAAATTATTATATTTTAATTAATCCAATTGGTAACTGTAGACTATGGTATTTTTCTTCAGCTGTTCACGGCGCAAAATCTAGATCATTATTCTCTGGTGATTTTTTTAAAACTCCTGCTGGTGTATCTGCTTGGAGTGGTTCAGGCCCAATTCCAGAGGGCGATGTTACATATCCAATTAATTTATTAATTGATAATGTTGATCCAGCAACACCTACTGTTTATCCTTCAATAACTGCTGGATTCGGTCAAGGGTTCAATTAGAATCTGATAAAATAAATTAATTAAATAATCTCTCACAAAAAGGTTACATTATGTTCCAAATACGACAAAATGAAAGTACTGCTTCCAGAAAAAGAGCGCCAATCCTCTTAGTCGATGCCACTGACGGATTCACAGCAGAGACAGGTGTTACTAGCCCTACAATTACTATTAGTAAAAATGGTGCTGCTGGCATTGGTGGCACAGGGACCTTTAGTGAGGTCGGAAATGGCGTATACTCCTACGAATTTGCAGCATCTGAAATTGATACTTTAGGATGGATTGCATTAAATGTACGCAAAGCTGGTGTAACGAGAGATTACAATGCTATTGTTCAAATCATGGCATATGACTATGCTGATGTAGTTAATTTAGGACTTACATCCTTACCAGAAGCAGCTATTGGTACTACTGGTGCATTATTAACTAGTTACACAAGCAATGGATCTTTAGAAGTTACATCTACTGGTGCAGTTACACAAGTTAGTAATATTATTCAGCCTGTTGAAATTACAGCAGGATCTGGCATCTCTGTGGCATATGATGTTTGGAATTACGACATCACTGGTATTGGATCTACAAACCTTGCAGGTGGAGCTCTAGAAGCTGCTGCAGGCGGATCTGCTGGAGCAGGATGCAGCACTGCTCAAGAAGTGGCATTCGAAGTTTGGTCTTACGATATCTCAGGATTCTCACAGGGTAACAACTCTGCTGGAGAGAGATTATTCTACGACAATAAATATGTTTGGGAAGTTGACATGACAACTCTCAGCATTGGCGATTATTGGCAAGCTGGTAACAAATTAAATGAAACCTATAATGCTGTTTATGATCCAGCAATTCCTGGTGTAGTAATTGGCGATAGAGTTTGGACATATAATACTGGCACTGGTAACAGTGCGGCAGAACAATTAAATTTAGCTGCTACTGGTGGAGCAGGAGTAAGCGCCACCTTGATAGCCGACGCTGTGTGGTCCTCAACTACCTTTGCCGCAGCTGGTAGCCCATCTGCAGGTTACTATTTAGATAATATTAATACTGAAGCAACGGCTGCTGCTTCTTACTCATTTGGTGCTCAGGCAAATACCGGAGACATCGGCGGCACTGTTTGGGCTACAGATATTAGTGCTTACACAGTTCCAAGTGCTGGAGGAGAGCTTTTAAATGCTGGCGCAGGATCAGGTGGAAGCTCTGCTATCGAAGTGGCACAAGAGGTGTGGTCTTACTCTTCTGGTAGAACTATTACTGGAGGAACTGGTGTTACTCTTGCGACTGCCCTACCAACCAATTTCTCTTCATTGTCAATTAATGGCAGTGGGTATGTAACTACAACCAATCCTGGGACAGGTTCAACAGCGACACCTCAGCAGATCGCTCAGGCCGTGTGGGAAGAAAATGTTGTTGGAGTAGGCGATACTACATCAGCTGCAGTTTATCTTACAAATGTAAATTACACTGTTGGCAATATTGAAAATTATGTTGCAAACCAAACTCCACAGGATATATGGACATATTCTGGTCTTGAAGGAAGAACAGTTACAGGTGGTACAGGCGTAACAATTACACAAGCCTTCCCTGCAAACTTCGCTACATTAGCAATTGATGGTAGTGGTTATGTAACTTATAATAATGCAGGATCTGGTACAAGTTCAGAACTGGCCGATGCTGTTTGGAATTACGATATCTCTAGTTCTACTCAAGGTAATAATTCTGCTGGCGATAGATTGTATTATGATTACAAATATATCTGGGAAGCAGACTTTGGTGGATTATCCATTGGTGATTACTGGCAAGCAGGTAATAAGTTAAGCGAAGTTTACAATACTCTTTATGATCCAAGTATACCAGGAGTTATCCTTGGTGATAGAGTTTGGTCATATAACACAGGTACAGGTGCATCAGCAGCAGAACAATTAAATTTAGCCGCCATAGGCACTGGATCAAGCTCTGCAGTACAGGTGGCCGAAGAAGTTTGGGCTTACGCTACAAGGGATATTACTGGTGGTACAATTGACACAAATAATGATAAGACTGGATATAGTTTAACACAAACCTTCCCAGCAAACTTTGAAGATCTTTCAATCACTGCAACAACTGGTCTTGTAACAACCTCTAATCCTGGCACAGGATCAACAGCAACTCCTCAAGATGTGGCAGCTGCAACTTGGGCTTATGCAACTCGTGAAACAACTGGTGGAATTATTAATAATGTTACCAATCCAGTTGGTATTTCAACCACATCTGTTGATAGCATAACAACATCAGTATGGTCAGAAGATATCTCTGGATATTCTGCACCATCTGCTGGATATGATCTTTCAAATGTAAATGCTGGATCTGGTGGAAGCTCTGCTGTCGAGATCGCCGGAGCCGTGTGGTCGTACAACACTGGAACAGGAGCATCAGCTGCTGGACAATTAAATACAGCTGCACTTGGTCAGTCAACACAAACGGCAAATGCAGTGTGGTCTGCAGCTACTAGAACTATTACTGGTGGAACAATAACTACAGTATCTGATAAGACTGGTTATAGTTTAACTCAAAGCTTCCCAGCGAACTTTGCTACACTTGCAATCAATGGTAGTGGTGAAGTAACCACATCAAACCCAGGAACTGGTTCAACTGCTACACCTCAAGACATTGCAGCCGCAACTTGGGGTTATTCATCAGGAAGAACAATTACAGGTGGTATTGGAGTTACTCTTGCAACTGCGCTGCCAAGTAATTTCTCATTACTTGCAATTAATGGCAGTGGTTATGTAACATCAACGAATGCAGGATCAGGATCTTCTACACCGGCCGAAATCGCCGCTGCAACCTGGGCTTATGCTACTAGAACAATTACTGGTGGATCAATTGATACCAATAATGATAAGACTGGATATAGCTTAACTCAGAGCTTCCCAACTAATTTTGCATCTCTTGCAATTAATGGAAGTGGTTATGTAACTGTAACTAATCCAGGTACAGGATCGAGCAGCCCATCCGAAATCGCATCAGCGGTGTGGTCAGCTGGCACTAGAACAATTACTGGTGGAACAATTACCACTGTATCTGATAAGACTGGATATAGCCTTACACAGAGCTTCCCAAGCAATTTTGCATTACTTTCTATTAATGGTAGTGGATATGTAACAAGTACAAATGCTGGCTCTGGATCATCCTCACCAGCCGAGATTGCACAGGCAACTTGGGAATATGCAACCAGAACAATTACTGGAGGTACAGGAGTTACTCTTGCAACCGCATTGCCAAGCAACTTCTCAACATTAAATATTGATGGTTCTGGTAAGGTGAGTGTACAGTCTGCTGATATCACAACAATTAAGTCAGGTCTATCAACTCTTACACAGGCTCAAGTAGGAACAGAAGTTGATTCTAGCCTCTCTGATGTTGGATTAACCACAACAGTTACTGGAAGAATTGATTCTGCTATAAGCAGCAGATTAGCTTCAGCAAGCGCTCCTGCAAACTTTGCTGATATGAGCATAACTCCAACAACTGGTTATGTAAGTATTGGCCAAACAGTACCTAGTGCATCTGCTGTGAGCACTGCAGTTTGGACAGCTAACAGAAGTGCAATTGGACCATCCAGTGGACAATTCGGATACTTCCTTGACGCTAGAGTATCTCAAGCAGGAGGTGGAGCAGTGACTACAGTTCAACTTGGTCCATTCGACCTTAGAGCTTCTGATGGAGTAAATGGTTACTTAGATGTACTCGTCGATGACGAGAGAACAATTGCAGTAGCAATTACTGATGACAATGGTAATCCAATTCCATTAGATAGTGCAAATACACATAATGTACTCGTCTACGACGCTAATAGTACTCTTGTAGCGACTTATGCAGCTACTGTTGAGTATGAGGCTGGTGGAGCTGCAAGCTTCTTCCTTGATACAGATGTAACTGGAACAGCTGGTACCTACAAGTGTGTATTTGATATAGATAATGGTTCTTACATAAGTAAATACGGCGGACTTACAATCTTGGTTAAATTATGCTAAGTACCAAAGTTGATTTAAAAATTAATAATAATTTTATTAATAAATTTGAGAGTTCGATTAATGAGGCGGTTGAAAAAGCCGCCTCAGATTTAGAAAAAGAACTCAAAAAATCCATCTTGACTGGGGAGAAAAGCGGCGAGTTATATAACGTAGGTAATAAGTTGCACAGATCAAGTGCACCAGGTCAAGCTCCAGCTTCAGATAGCGGAGCGCTTGCTAATAGTATCAAACATAAAAAAATTAAAGATAATGAGTTTGACGTTACTATCTCAAGTAATTATGCTATCTATCTGGAGTTTGGCACGTCAGTCGTACAACCGCGTCCTTTTATCAGACCAGGAATAGAAAAAATTAGAAAAAGATTAGGATCAGCTATAAACGCTATAAGGAGAAAAAATGGCATTTGAACCATTAATAATAGAATCTTGGCTTTATAGTACACTTAAAGGTGATAGCACTCTTCAAGGATTATTAGCTGCTGTAAATAATAAATCTCCAAATTATCAAATTGGAGTTTATAGTACTATGGCGCCAGAGAAGGATCCATTTTCTAAAAAATTACCACAATTGCCATATATTGTCTATAATAGAGCAGGTTCATTAGAAGATGACGAGGAAGCATTGTGTGGTGATACATTCACAAGCAGACCAATTTATATGGTTAATGTTTGGAATTCTGCTAATGGATCAATTAGCTATAATACGATAAAATCTAGTGCTGATAGAGTTGATTTATTATTAAATAATCAAACTGTAACAGCGAGTGGCATTAAATTTAAATGTGTTAGAATTAACACTGAGATGCCAATCCAAGTTGAAATAGATGGAAAAATTGATTTTGCTTTATCATTTCAATATAAATTTTTAATTGTTAAATAAAAAGGATTAGAATAATGCCTCAACCAGTATTAGTTTCGGATGCACAAGTAGAAATCAGTTTTGGTGCCGGACCACAAGCAGGTGGTGGTGCAACATCAGTACCAGCTGATCCAACTGCAAATTATGAGTGTCAAGCAACCAGTGTAACAATCACAGTTTCTGGTAGAACAATTGATCTTTCAACACTTTGTTCAACCACTGAAGCTACCTTCCAGACAGGCCAAACAGGTACATTAGATATCGAACTTTATGTTGATGCCACCAGTGGCCCTATCTTCGTAGGCAAACAAGGATATCTTTGCAAAATTAAGGTAAATCCTGGTGGAGCTGGTACAACATATACATATCAAGGTTTAGTCGAATCAATCAGTAATAACTTCGCCCCTGGGGAAGTGGAACGAGAGTCCGCATCGGTCAAGTTGGGCGCATTCGGATTTACTGCAGTTTCGACTGTTTAATAAAGGTTCATATGATAAAAGGTTTAAGTAAAATTAAAAAGGCCCAAACTAGGCCTTCTGTTAAAATTGATCTGTCGCAGTTTTCTGATGGTGAAGAATGTTTTGTAGAGTTGAAGGAGCCAACGGCTGCGGCCTTGTTTCCAGATAATGCTACATTACTTCAATTAAAAATTAAATTTCCTTCGTATCCTGAAGCTATGCTTTATCAAATTGCTCTTATGGGCAAATGTTATGTAGAGCAAACAGGGGATCCAAGTGAATATAATGCATTAGTTGATTTTGGTAATCTTGCTAAAGAAAACAAAGAAGCTTTTTATCATATCTTGACTGTCTTCTTAGAGGCATTCCCTACTTCAAATTTTGATGATCGGGTGATAGAGGCAAAAAAAGATTAATAGGGTGCGCTCCTCAAATTATGTATTACTGCATAAAGTATTTGGGGAGGCATCCTAGCGAACTCAATTTAACTATTGATCAATTCGCTGAAATTGCCATGGTTGCCAGACAAATCGAAAAAAGCGACGCTGAAAATGCGTCTGCTATTCTTAAAGCCTTATTAGGATCAAAAATATTATGAGATTTGCTGACTTAGTAGTTAAATTTAGTTCTGAAGGGGTTGACAAGGTTAACAATGATGTTAATTCTCTTGAGACATCTCTTAATGATGTAACTAATGCTGCTAAAAGATCAGCAAATGCTGTAACTAAAAATTTTAATAAATTTAATAATATTGCAACTGCATCTGCTAATATGCAGAACTTTGGCAATACTACTAACGCTAGTTTAAATTCTGCCACAACATCTACAAATAACTACAAAAGCAGTTTATTAGATTTAATTCAGAGTTTATTATTATTCAAAATGACTGGAGATAAAGCTACCAAATCTCTAGGTGGTCTATTTAAAACAATTGGAATAAAAAATTTTAATAAAGCAATGGATTTATTACTTGATAAGAAAGATCTATTGAGTGCTCAATCATCAAAATTATTAATGGGCGTGCTCAGATCTGCAAATCCAGATTCTTATTTTAACCAAAATTACAGACTTCCTAAACTTGAAAAGTTAGGAGAAAAAATTTCATTACTCAATGCTAAAATTTCAAATCATAATAAAAAACTCAATGAAAATTTAGAAAAAAATGCTGATGGTTTTAATCAATTTGACTTGAGAGCAAAAGCAGCTTTAGATGCACTTGGAGCTTTTGGAACTGCTTCAAGTCATGTGCTCGCAGTTGCTGCTGCAATCGGTGTTGCTACTGTTGCAGTCTATAAAATGAATTTTGAACTTATTAAGTCCACAGTTCAAGCAGCATTCAACTTTGAAGAGCTAAGTGGAAGATTAAAAGCTTTAAAAGGTGAAGCTAAATCAGCTGATATTTTAAGTTTTGTAAGAAGACTTGCAGAACCATCTAACTTTACTACTGATCAATTAGGTCAATCTGCAGTTCAGCTTGAAGCATTTGGATTAAATGCGAAAAGAATTTTACCTACAATTGCTCAGCTTGGTATGGCTTTTGGTGGAGATGCTGAAAAACTTAGACTTCTAACTGATATGTTTGGAAGATTATCTCAAGGACAGCTCCCTGACGTTCAAGTCATGGCTCAATTTGGTTTATCTAAATCAAAATTAATGAAAGAAGGCATCAAATTCGACGCACAAGGCTCTTTGTTGTCTTCTACTAGAGAAGTATTCGTAGCAATTGAAAAAATTGTTAATAGAGAATATAATAAGATATTTACTGAAATGGCAAAAACTGGTAACGCAAGACTTGCTAGTGTAACCGACGTTTTTGATAGATTAAAAATACAGATTGGTGATTCTTTAATGGAAGCATCAAAAAGAGCTCTAGGACATTTAACTAATTTATTAACTGCAATTGAGCGGACTGGAATAATGGAAAAAGTTGCACAAAGTATGCTTGTTCCATTCCAAGCTCTTGCAGATGTATTTACTGGTAAAGATAAATCTATTGGTAACTTACAACAAACAATGGCTAATTTTGCTGGTTCTTTTTTAGCTATATTTGAAGAAATCAATATTCAAACTGGTCTTTTTGTTTCACAATTAGCTAGAGCTGTTCAATTAGCAGTCGCATTTCAGGGTGGAAATGCATTTAAAGTAGCTGAATTAGTTCCAGAAATGCTTAAAGGTTTTAGAGGTCAATTTGCGCCAAGTAGACTTATTCAAAAAGGTAGTGATTATTCTATGGCCATCAAAGGTGCTTTAGAAAACATGGGCCCTGGAACTGACATTAATAAATTAATTGATGAATCTAAGAAAACTGACTTTGGTAAATTAGAAGATTTATTAAAACCTGCAACAGACAAAGATAAAAAAGATAAAGAAAAGAGCCAAAGAACTCTTGATCTTATTCAGCAAAACACTAAAACTCAAAATGAGATCACTTTAAGGAATTTAACTTATGGTGGAGGGCAATTAGCTGCCCAAGGCATTTCAGCTGTTCAAATGAGTGGAAATCGCACCGTATCATCGCCTCAGATATCAGCTACAAATGATATTGTCAGAGGAATTGAAAAAATCGTTAGAGGATATAGTAATTCTAATAATTTAAATTTTTCTTTTAGGAGATCTTAATGCCTACAGGTTTAGAGCAACTTGACGTCAAAGTTTACGTCGATTTCCCACAAGAAAGACAAAATAGATTAGGGCCTTACGTTTTTGCAACTGATGGTACTCAAGTTGACAATGGCACAAAAAACAACTGCATAATTGACCCTGTTACACTAAGTGTATTTGGTACTCCTCTTCCTATGACTAATGAGTGGAGAGATGCTGGAACTGGATGCACAGGACACTATTATAGATATCAAAAATCAGACTTTACATTTGCTGATGCAACTAAATGGAAGAGTCAAGATGTAAAGAAAACTGGAAATACTTATATATTTTCTGGTTCTGGCGTTACATCAGATATGCAATCAGTAGTTCAATTAACTTCTGGCGTTGTTCGAAATGAATCATTATTCTTTTCATTCCGAAAAAATGATCAAGAAAATACAGATAACACAGCTTTAATTAAATTATATTGGTCAAATGATACCAATAAAGATCGTGATACTCAATTACACCTAAATTCAGATGGATCTTGCGATATTTATCGAGGATATATTTATCAAGCTGGAACAATAAGTACAACCATAGGATCTTCAGCTGTAACTGGTGTTGGCACATCATTCGTTAATGAATTATCAAATGGCACAATTATTTATGATTCATATGGTAGATTAATTGGAACAGTTGCATCTAGAACATCTGCAACTAGCTTAACATTGAATGCAAATGCTCCAAGATCATTTACTGGTAATTATTTCCGAACAGATATCAGAATAGTTGACAATACAATTGTTTCTGGCCCTAATAAAGTTCAAACTTATTCTAGAACTGAAAGTAATTATCAGAAGACTAGACCAATATCTACAACTATTGATCCTAATGATAAATTTAATGATGTTTATATAATTCCTTGTCGCGGCAATGAATTAATGGTTCTTACATCATATGGTCTTAATTTCTCGCATGCATTTGATGATTTAAATTTACCAGATCCTCCAGCCAATTCAAATAATTATCTTTTGCAAAATCAAACATCAGTTCCGATTATTTTGCCTTCAGGTAATTTCTCAATTCAAATTGCAAAAGGTAAGGTTTCTTTCCAATTAGCTAAATTATATTTTTTATCTAACTGGTCAATTAAATCTCAGAAGATAGAAACTGCAAGCGCACCTCCAATCTTACCAACGCTTCTAACAGGATCAATTTCAGTAGGATATGGATTCACAGCTGTAACAGGAACTGGAACGTCATTTACATCAGAATTGAGCTCAGGAGATACCTTATATTGGTACGATCCTAATAATACTGTCTCATCGATAGAACTTGGCGTAATTAATAATATTACGAGCGATACGACATTATTTTTAACAGCTAATTCAAATTACAAATTAACTAATAATTCATATTCCAAAACAAGACCTAAAACTGGAACTATATCCTTCAGCGCAGGAAATGGTGCAATTGTTGGAACTGGAACTTCATTCCTATCTGAAGTTAATTTATTAGATAAATTATATGATTCATATGGTAATTTTATTGGAACTATTGATAGTCGTCCAAATAATAGTTCTATGACAGTTACTCCACTGCCAAAATTTAGTGGTTCTAGCGTTTCTTTTCAAACAAACATTAATTTATATTCTGATAGATTTCAAAACGCTCAGGCAGAGTATTTTACTGCCACAGATCCAACATCTGCTGATGCATTGTCATTGAGTTATTACATTCAAGACACCTTTGGAAATAACAATCCATTTGACAATAATAATAATAAATTTAGAATAAAAATTCAACAGACAGATGTGTCTAATGCAAGTGCAACTGCATCAACTGATTATAGTTATATGTTCTATTCAGTTGATGATGTTTACATGCTAAAAAATCAAGTTACGCCTGATGAAACAACTGATATAACAGCAGCTCTGGAAGGACTCAGAATCCAAAGAACTGAGAATGGCGACATAACTTTATATATTGATGCTAGAAAACAATTATTAGAAGATGCTGGCATGGTCAATCCAATGATCACAGCTAATAGACCTGTTAAAGTAACATTAAAACCTAGAGATAGACAAGCTTTACCAGGAACTATTTCTAAATCTGGAAATAATATTGTTGGAGCAGGAACAGGATTTACAGCTGATCTTTCATTAGGTGATGCATTATATAATGATGCTGGAATTTTGCTCGGATATGTAAATCAAATAGGCTCAGGAACAACATGTACTGTTGCTACTGGAAATACAAATAGTTATTCTTCAATAGCTTATTATAATGAGCCTATAAGCTCTGAAATTGTATTATTTGAAGGTTACCTTTCATCTCCTGAAATTAGTTACATTCAGGGCGAGAATTACGAAACTTACGCCCTACTTTCATACTCAGCAAGTGATGAAAAAGCTAAATTAAATAATTTTTATTATTCTGAAGCGCCTAGTTTTGATTCCAAAGATCTTGACACAATTATTTATTCTAATATTTTAATTGGCGGCGGTGGAAATAATGATCCAAATAAAAATGATTTAATTGTTTCGCCAACAATATCAACTTATCAAGTATCTCTAAATAGAAATAATTCCAATGGTCAATATAATTTTGTTGCTAATCTCGGCGATTCTATTGGCGGTTTTATTGAAAAAATAAGAAGTGATTTCGCTCAGAACTTTGTTTTCTTTACCAGAGGAGATTGGGCTCCACAAACATATACTCAAAATTCTTATTTAAATTTTAATCAATTTAAATTTTTAGATTTCGATTATATTCCAGCAGCAGCTCCATTTGTCTCATTATATCTTAATTCAGAATCAGCTATAAATGATGGTGGATTAGATTACTGGGAGTCAATGCACAGGACTGTTAGAAGTCTTAAAAAGACTTATGAAAAACCAGAAGCTAACAGAATTTATATTGTTGGATTAGATAAGTCTACTGGTAACAGAATTCAATATTTAAAAGAAGATTTAAATTCACAAAATCCTTATTATCCTGCAAGTCAAAGACCACAGAACTGGTTAGGTGATGTTGCTCCATTTGTAATGATTAATGATAAATTAAATTCAGATACAGATGTGGTTCAGGCTGCTGATCAATTTTATGCTAAGTTAACACCAGGTAGAGAAATTGTTGAGTTTACAAGTGACCTCCTTACTTATTATGACTTTACATCTAAATTCATTCCAAATAATAGAGAGGCTTTATTAGGCCAAATTACTTGTTCTACGGGATCTACTAGCGTATTCGGTGTTTCCACTGACTTTACTGGAGAATTGGCCGTAGGCGATACAATTTACGACTCAGATGGCAATACTATTGGAGTGGTCAATCAAATTGCTACAAGCTCTCAATTATATTTAATTAATAATGCTGGAGTAGGTCATTCAACAACTGAATTCTATAACGATTACACTAAATATTTAAATCAATATAACTATATCGATATTGGTGATACTATTTATTTAAATGATTTGAATGGTAATGCTGAGACATATAGAATTATGGACTGGGATTGTGTATTCCAAAAAGAAACTATAAATCAGGATACTTTGAATGTTCGCACAGCTTCATATCGTGCGAAAAAAGTAACTATACCTTCAAATAATCCACCAATATTTGAATTTGCATATGATTCTATTCCTAGAGCAAATCAATGGATAGCTACCGAAGGTGAAGAATTAATATTTAGTGTTGCAGCAATTGTTGGTCCATTTGAAGATTTAATTTTTTCATTATCTGGTGAGCCAGCTGGAATGGCAATTGATTCAACTACTGGTGAAATAACTTGGACTCCATCAGGTCAAGCCAATACTATTTATTCTAATATTGAAGTAATTGCTTTTGATGGCACAGGAACAAATTCATATTTCTTTACTGTCCGAGTGTATGATAACGTATAATGGCCACATATCGAGATGTAACTAGAGTATCATCACAATCAGCAATTATAGCGTATGATACGCTCGCTAAATTGACTGATGGATCATATGCGCGCCCACCAGAATACTACGAATTCGAGCGTGGCGCTAACATAACTATAGGTGGTCACTATGGTTGCTCAGCTACAATCACAACTGATTTTTTTGTGACTGGATCTGCTCAAATCCCTCCTCCTGGAGTAAACTGGACTTGGGCAATTAGAGCAATAGTAACTGTTGATAATGGACACGGACAAACTAATACTCAAACATTAGTTTTACTTTCAGGAACAGAGCTTAATCCTAATGATCCAGCTTATGTTCCATTTACGGTTGAAGGTATAGCTGTAGCTGGTACATTCTCATTTTCCTGTGACTCAGAGATCATGTATGATATTACAGAGTCTCAACCTGGCCCTGATTATTTACATCCACCTTACACAGTTCTAAATCAATATGAGAGATCTATTGTTGGAGGAACAGCAACTTGTTCTGTGACTTTAAATGGTCAAACTG